ATATGAACGCAATTTATTTCCAAATTTAGCTTGTTCTTGTGCCAATCTTTTTTCTAAGTACCTGACTACGTGTGGGTTACGGTTTGGATTAGTTAATTTAGCCGCAATAGTGTTTGGGTCTTTTGCGGTATAACCAGCTTCTTTTGCAGCCTGTGTTTTACTTATGAAGCCAAAGTTTGAAACGTAAATGTCTACAAACTTTCTTTGTTTAGCAGTTAAATCTATGTCTGTTTTAATTACGTTAGGCTTCCCTGCCATTTTTTTCGCTCCTGAATTTTATATAAACTTTCTTGTTTAATGATGTCTTCTTTTTCCTTTAATTGAGCTTTCAAGCTTTCTACTTCTGCTTTTAATTTCTCAACTAAGTTTAAACGCTTTATGTCTTCACTGCTCATCATATGCTTTCCTCCCAATAAGATATTTTTAACTTATTCAAGACAGTACAAGCATTTAGCTCTTTTGTCCACTAGATACATTAGTGTCAGGTAGTGTCAGGTTATGTCAGTAAAAAAGAGTGAATGTGACACTAAAAAAGTGTTATATATCAATGATATATGTTAAAAAAAGGTGTTAGTGTCAGGAGTGTCAGGAATGTTTTGGGTTATGTAAGGGGGTAAAGGGTATAAATATCTTATTAGGAAAGCGTGATTGGCGTAAAACCTTACTTTTTTAATAATCTGCCGTCAGAAGTTCTGACACGATCAGCAAAATGACAGTTAATTTTAAACAACTCATTGTCAGTAGCTATGCGTATCTGCCATCCAGTTTGGGTCGATTCAAACCAATGTTTCTGATATCCGTGTATATCCATCTCGGTGACCTGTGGCCGTTGTTCAGTATTGCTTTTAGCTGTTCCTCTTTTAATCGTGATTTGTTCGTCTTTTTTTCTAAAATTACAACCACCACCTGCATCTTGCATCCAAGCAATTTCAGCGGCTAAATCCTCCACGTCACCTTGCGTCCAATCAGTGTTTATTTTTATCGGTTTCTTTTTTCTTTTCATTAAATTGCTTTATGTATTCTTCCCATTTAATTTTATAGTATTTATTTTTAGTTTTTTCATACATAATCGCACAATTAGCGATTAAAGTATTTAATTGTTCTAAAGTAACTTCATTAATCACTAACTACTCCATTGAGTCTTTAATTTTTTATAAAGAAACTTCCAAAAACGTCTATCCATTCCACTAGAGCTTAAATATAGCTTGCCGCAGTTTCGTAATGTTTTTATTGATGAGTTTGCGTTCCTCTGAGGTTTTTGCTTTTCTAAGTTTATCATATTGCTTGGTGTAATCTATATTTAAATTTTGCCTTTTAGTAAAGTAAATAATTCCCTTTTCAAGAGCATCTAAATATCTTTTTCTTACGTATTTGGGGTCTAAATCAGCGTTTAAACATACAAATTCAAAGTCTTCAGAGTTATCACAAAACCAATCGTGTGCAGCACCTTTTAAAACAGCTGAATTACGCCCTTCCGCAGGGTTCATAACATCCTCTAATGCAGTATTAATTACTGCTCGCCATAGTTTAGTCTCACAATCTACGGTTGTGTCAACTAGTTTTGCCGCAATTTCCATACCCATAATTTGTAGGATTGTATTTGAAATGTTCATTTAGTAGCTCCATAAATCGAGACCTAGTTTAAAATGGGTTAAATGTCAACACTTTAGTAATCAGGACACTATAGATGATGGCAACCATTAGGTGCCACTTATAGATAGCTCTACTTAGATTAAAAGTCTCATATTGTCCTATAAAAAATATGATTGACGATTAATTTCAGTAAGTTACAAAAAACCATCAATGACACTTAAGTCATTGTGTAACATATAGGAAATATATGAAAAAACTAATACAAGCTAAATACGCTAGGCTAAAAAATGCCCAGCACTTTGGAACAGATGTTTCTCTAATTAAAAAATTAGAAGAAAAATTTGGCCCTGAAGTAACTATCGGTGATCTATTACATTTTAGATTATCTGATTTTATGAAGTCAGGGTTTACGGGTAAACAAACTGAAAGGATAGTTAAATATCTATCTTTCTACGGTCATCGTTTACCTGAGTACGCTTACGCAAACAAAAGAAGTAAGCAAACGAATGTTTTATTATACAACAGACATTCTTACAAACCTCACAAACTAAAGCTTAGACATCAGAACTATCCTAAAACCTTCACGGAGGAAATGGAAAACAAAGTTGCTGAAACTAAAGCAGACTTAGAGAGATGGGAACAAAGACTCTTTAACACTAAGAGACACTAAAAAATTAAAGGGCTAGTGAAGTCTCCCGCACTAGCCCTTTAACATCATAACTGAAAGGAATTATATATGATTAATTAGGTTTTAACTTAATTACATTATCTTGTCTAGAGAGGCCAAAATCTTTTTTATTTATCTGTTTTTTAATCTTAATACTTAAATTAACAAATTCAAAACCATCTTCTGATAATTCAAAGGTATGACCTATGAAAAGCATAGACATCATACTTGTTATGGCTGCATATTCTTCTTTACTTAGCCTGTTTGCAAGTACCTGCAAACACTCTGTCATATGCTCTTTTGTTAATCTTTTTTTAGTGCCCAAAGAACGACCTTACTGCTTCCTGTAACCCATTAAATTGTCCTGTGGCCTGTGGTGTGTAGTTGTCTACGCCTTTGCATTCATCACAGAACTCTGTTTCATAGTTTACAAATTTTCTAGTATTCTCAGTATTTAAATTATCATTTTTATATACGAAATGATTACCTTTACATTTTTTACACGCCATATTTCTCTCCTTTAATTATTTCATTAATCTATTTATATAATATGCACTTACGATGCAAACTAAAAATACAAATAAAATTACATCAGTATCAATCATTTTTACCTCCCCGTTGCTATATATCTACGTTTTCTTAATTTTCTTCTATGTTCTTTATAACCAGGTCTTTGCTTCATTACTTCATCATTAATATATCTATACCAAGTCATTCTACCACTAAAAAAATCTTTATAAATTAATATAAAAGCTCGTATTTCTTTAATAGATAAATCGTATGGAACTTGTGAACTATGATAATTTAATTCAGGATCAAATCTTCTAATCCATCTTTTTTCGTAATGTTGTCTAATTCTTTTATCTGTTTCTTTTTTTAAAGTTATAATTCTAAATTTACTAAATATGGGACCAATACCTTTTTTCTGAAATCCTTGTTTAGATTTTCTAGCTTTATGATAATGTTTAAAGTAATGATCCATTATTCGAATCAAAGGAAATTTACTTTCACCAACGTAAATTAATTTATTTTCATCATTAAATAAAAAATAAATACCAGGCTGATTTAATTTTAATAAATCAACCTGGCAATCAACCAACGATAGGAGTTTGTGATGATTAATCTTTACTACCATTTTTCTTAAGCTTTGACAATAAAAAAATTTGATATTTTTCTACACTCATTCCTTTTTTCTTAGCTTGAAATTCCGTGTAGTCTTTTACCAATTTAGAAATCATTCTTGCAGGATTTCTTTCTTTTTCATTGCACAATGCTGTAAGAAGAGTATGGGTCTCTTTAGTTACGGCTACTGATTTCCATTTATTGATATCCATAATTGTTCCTCCTTAAATTGTTTTAATGATTTTGCTTTTGTTTTATAAATATTTTGAACTAAATCAAAATAAGGGTTATTGTCACTGCACGACCAACCTTTCATTTTACTTAAACGATTGATGGCTGCAATTCTTTTATCTTTCCAACTACTTTCTACCACGTTACCCCCAAGAAAAAAGCAATTATGGTTAGGATAAATCCCAACATAAATTTTGGAAAAAATAAAATCAGTATAAAAATTGTTACAAATGCCACTGGGTTCATTAGTTTCTTTCCTTTTTAAACTCTATGTGTTCAACTGCAACATTTTCTCTTGAACATAACTCATCTATAATTAAATGTTCCGCAATTTGCCAATTTATTGGGAACATATTATATCTGCCGTTAGTCATTTTAGCTTTGATTAAACGTTCTCTTGTATTAATCCATTCATCATCAGCAGGTGTAATAGGATTACCCTGTAGATTATTAGAATGTAGCTTCGAGAGGATATCATCTACTTCTGAATGATATTGTCTGTAACTAGTGCTCTTACTTTTCATATGTTATAATTGTTATTATTAATATTATTATCTTATGAATATATAGATAAGATAAGAAAGGTCAAGCCCAAAATGAAATTTGTTTTAGTATTACAGATATGTTCTGTCATTGCTCAACAGTGTACACAACCTGTTGAAATAGGTAGATACAAAGACCATTTTGACTGCGCAACCGCAGGTTTTATTAATGCTATGGGTGCCATTAGAGAAATAGGCCCAGAAGAAGTGAATAAAAACAAACTATTAGTTAATTTTTCTTGCAAAGAACAAGAAAACGTATAGTCTTGTCAAGACTTGCAAAAACCCTACAATTTGATATATAATATCTTATGAAGCAGTATCGCATACAAATTAGATCAGAAGGTCTATATTATAATGGGATAGTAACTGCTGAAAATGATGCTGATGCTCTCATTCAATTCAAGAATAAACTTGAGAATGGTGAGATTGAAGCTAAAGATGAAGGTTTCTATTTAAATAATAAAATCTTCATCACATATGAGGAGCTAGGAAATGGCACTACAGAAGTTAATATCGGAGAAACTTCAGTTGGAATCTCAATGGGCGCAACAGGCGTTGCAACAGGGTAGAGTAACTACTGATATGAAATGGATCGATATTAAAATTAAAGAGCTCAAAACAAAAATCAACGAACAAAGCGTTGAAGATGCAAAAATGGGCTTGTACGACATAGCTAGTTAAACAAACACTAGCATATATTTTAAAAAAATCGTTAATTCGTTATAAGGATATCTTGCACTAAATTATTTTTTATTTTGTGGATGAAGAAAATCATCTCCTAATTTATACCAGTGTACTTTTCCGTTTTTGTATTGTCTTACTTTTTTGTCACAACTTTCACATTCATAAATTTCTAATTTTGCTGTAGGAAAAAATGTAGTGTGTTCTTCACAATGCGGACATTTTCCAAATCCTAAATCACCAAACTTAAGTATTTTTTCCATTATGTTGCTTCTCCCCAATTATTACCCAAGGCCATATCTACTTTGCTTGGTACTTTCATTGGAACATCATCAAGACAATGTTCCATCCTATTTTTTATTTCTTGAATATCTTTATCGTCTTTAACATTGAAACATAATTCATCGTGTATTTGCAACAGTGGCCTGTGGCCGTTGTTATAGCAATCTATCATTGCTTGTTTAGTCTGATCTGCTGCGGATCCTTGAATAAGTCTATTCAAAGCTTTGTAAGTCATTGCTCTCTTAATCATTCCTCTATCATATTTAGATTCAGCTTCTTCCCTGGTCATAGATTTATGAATACCAAATGTCTTTGGTTCCCATCTATCAAATCTACAGTGTCTTCCTCTAATGGTAACGATACAACCTTTTTTATCTGCAGTTGCCATACATCTATTTGATAATTGTTTTACGAAAGGTACTTTAGAATTATACTCAGCTAAAATTTGTTTAGCTTGATCTACTTCAATACCTAGTTCTCTAGCTAATTTACCAGAACCCATTCCATAAAATAATCCTAAATTAATTGTTTTAGCTTGTGATCTAGGAATACCAGCCATATCAGCAACAACTTGATGGAAGTCTGCATCATCACTTTCATATGCTTTAATTAAATCAAAGGATCCTTCAAAACCTGAATCAACAGATGCAGCATAATGCACAACTAATCTTGGTTCTTGTTGCGAATAGTCAAATGAACCCCAACGTTTACCTTCGTCAGGTAAGAACAATGATCTAATTTGTTTACCAAATTCTTTATTACGAGCAGGTATCTGTTGTAAGTTTGGATTTGACATTGATAGTCTGCCTGTGGCTGTGCCGCCTGAATCAGATTTTAATTGATTGATCTCTGCGTGTATTCTACCTTTGTGTTCGTATCTCAATATAGAATCAATAAATGTAGAATGAAATTTATTCATTTCTCTAGCTTCTCTAATTAATTTTGCTATTGGGTAAGGACAATTGTATAACCAGTTTGTAGTAAAGCTAGGAGCTTTAGTTTTTTCAGTTCTCTGATAGCTTATTTTTAATGCATCAAAAGCTTTTGCTACAGAGGCAGCAGCCCAGATCTCTACATCAACTCCTGAAAGCTTTTTTATCTCTGCTAATTTTTTGTTTTCTTCATTAATAAATTGAGTTTTTAGGTCAGTAGCCTTGTCTAAATCTACACGAATACCGTGTTCTCTCATCTCTATAAGAATAGGAGTAAGTGTAGTTTCTAAATTAAATATATTAGATAGGTTTTGTTTTTCTATTTCTACCTTAAAACGATTCCAAAGTTTTAATGTAAGTTCAGCATCTTGTTCAGCATATGGACCAACATAACTTGCAGGCAATCTCCATAAATCTTGTTTTGCATCTAAACCCCACTCATCTGCTTTTTCTTTTAATTGTGATTCTGATTTTATTTCTCCAAGATAATCAAAGGCTAATGAATTTAATGAATAACTAAATCTATCTTCATTAATTAAAGCTCCTGCTATCATTGTATCTAAAATTTTTCCGTTAGGTTTTATTCCTTGAGAACGTGTCCAACCTATATCGTAAGAAGCATTATGACATACTTTGTCTACAGTATTTTCCATTAAACTTTTAAACCATCTCATAGTAATATTTCTATCCATATTACCTCCAGCTTCGTGTCCAATTGGAAAGTAGCCTTTGAAACCATCTGCAGCTATTGCAATACCTACGATCTCTCCGTCTTTAGTTGCCCAACCTGGGCCTTTAGTTTTAATGTTTGGGTCTCTTGTTTCTAAGTCTACAGCTATAATAGACCTATCTGATAAATCAGGATAAGCTTCTGGAGCTGTCCAATCTGTTTCTGTTTGATTAAATACAAGTTCAGTTGTCATTATTTTGAGTAACTTAAAGCTGTGGTATCTACAGAAAAATTATTTGCTAGAGGATTTAGTTTTTTCATTTTTTATTTAAATTCATATTCTCCATCAGATTCTCCTAACATCCCTACAGGAAGTATGTTAAAAGCTATTGAGTATCTATCTTGATTTGTAGCATTATAACCTATTTGATGTTGTAAATCTGCAGGAAAAATTAATAAAGTTCCTTTTTTAACAGATATTCCTGCAGTATTAGAATTTAAAGTGTTCCAATTTTTTCTTTTTGGTTCATACATATTATTTAAAAATTTTCTAAAACTTATATAAAATTTATCTTCAATAGTTCCGTGAGGATAATAACATCCAGTTAACCAAAAATTAGCATGAACATGATATTCTCCAACACCTTTTGGTTCACATTTAGTTGCCCAATTAGTAGCGATTTTAAAATTTATATCATATTGATAGCATTCATTAATTGCAACATGAATATGTTTATTTAATTCATTATTAATTAATTTACCCGAAGGGATGTCATCAAGTATAGAAGTTTCATTACTACTAATGTAAGTTCCTGTATGAATTTTTTCCTTATACAACACAGTCTGTTTGTATAAAGGTCTATATTTTAATTCTTTAATTTCATTTAAAATTTTATCGTGATTTAAATCAATATCGTGACAATAAAAAGTAGAAGTTGCAAATAATGTAATGTTTTCGTAGTTCATTTTTTATTTTTTATCTTTTAATTTTAATATTTCTAATTCACAATAATGAATTATCTTTTGTAAGTCTTCTATCTTATTTTTTGATAAGTACCTACAAACGTACTTCACAACATTTCCTTGAAAGAAGCTGAGATTATTTTTAGATATAAATTCATACGGCTGAATGCGAAAATTTTTATAGTGATTTCCGCCTATCTGCCTGTCTTGTGGAAATACTTCATCAAACATATTTTTATTTGTCATTTATAACCTTCCTGTTGAAACGAGATGCCAAACTAACCAAAGGAAAAAAGTATGTATGATCAGTTGAGAGGATATGTAAGGATTTTTTACTACGTGTAATACCTGTGTACCAAACACGTGCTTCAGCCATTTTTTCCCTGTTGTTTTTAGTTGCAAAGTTAGATGGCCAATTAGATTTCTCATATAATAATACGTTGTCTGCTTCTCCCCCTTTAACGGAATGAATAGTATCGATAATGATTTTGGCATTCTCATTAAATTGAATGTTTCTTTTTATCATATTTTCAAAATAATCCAAGTCTTTAGTCGTAAATTTCCTATTTAAAACCTTCCACCAATCTTTGTAAGGTGTTTCTAATCCACATTCTTTTTTTAAATATTCTAAATTTAATGGTTGATTCGGATGAACTTTGTCCCAAGCTTTGTTATCTACTTTACGCCATCCTTTTTTAATTTCTTCTATAAAATCATATAAGATACCTACCTCTTCTCTTGTAATAGTTTCCCCTGCGGTTAACTTATTCCAATGGCTTATAGCGTTCCATTTATTAATATTAAATGATTTGTTGCCTTTCATATCTTGAAAGTATAGGCCTTTAGCTCTTGCATATTCTTTTAATTCTTCAACATTGTCACCAACTCTACCAAGAATAAACCAAGTTCCTTTCAACGAATCAAAAGGTATCTCACTAAATCTACTATAAGTATGTATAGTTCCTTGATCTTTATTTACAGAGTAAAAGTTCTTCTCTTGTCTTTCAGGTATAAACTGCAGTATCTCCTTAGAAAATTCTAGTATTGTTTCATTTAATCTGTAAGATTTATTTAAAACAAATATATTACCTGGAAAATCTAAAAAACATCTAACCTTTGCACCATTCCATTCATAAATAGCCTGGTCATCATCTCCAGCTAAATAAACTCTTTTAGCTTGTTTAGCTACCTTTTCCACAAATAACCATTGTAATGGAGTTAAATCTTGTGCTTCGTCTACAATAAATACTTTATAGCTAGGTGGATTAACTTCTTTTACATATTTCTCAACCATATCAGTAAAATCCATCTTGTTATTTTTTTTAAACTTCTCATAATTTCTTATTATATCTGTAAATTGATTTAATCTTACTTTCTTAATTGGTTCAGCTTTATATAGATCTATAGGATCTACTAACATATTCCTAGCTTTGTCATATATTCTAAGTGACCAATTATTAAATACTTTTTGATTTGCATCTTCTTCTGAAAAGTTTGCACTGATAGTTCCCCAGTCAGTATGAAATTTCAACATATCCGTTCTAGGATCTAGTACAGGTAGTCCTGAAAATTGTCTTTTACAAAAAGAATGAATAGTTCTAAAATTAGAAAAATCATCTTCTTTATATTGTTTAAATTTTTTTACAACTCTATCTACTGCTTCATCAATTGCTTTGTTTGTGAAAGATACATAAACCATTTCAAATGGTTGCACACCTAATCTAAGATGTTTCTCAACAATCTTAATTAATCTAGTTGTTTTACCTGTACCTGGTGGACCAAAAATCTTAAAACTTTTATTGTGAATCTGGGTCGAATCCTGGGAGGCTTTGTTTGAATGTAACATTACGTTCCTTTACGTCTTCCTGCGCTGGTTTAGGTACTTTCCA